CGCGGGCCATGTATGGCCAGATGGAAATTCGTTGGATGATGTTAGCCGATGAGTACAAAACTCCGGAAAATTTTCTCAGGTTTCAACGCCTGTATGACGACATAGTTCATTCTGTGATCGTTCTTGAGAATGGTGAGCTTATTCAGAAACACACTGGAAACCCGTCAGGCTCAGCAAATACGATCGTGGACAATACCATGATTTTGTTTCGTCTGTTTGCCTATGCGTGGATTGAATTAGCTGAAAGTAGATTTGGGAAAGCCAATGCTGCATCTCATGCAGCGGCGATTACCGATGATATCAGTAAGCGAAATTACGAAGGTGATGTGTTTGGAAGCTATGAGGACTTTATGAGTAATGTTGAAGCTGCCTTAAATGGTGACGATAACACGTTCACAGTGTCTCAGCTGTGCGTGGATTGGTTCAACCCGAAAACTATTGCTCCCATTTGGTCTGGTATTGGAATTACCACCAAGACCCCCTGCGAAGAGCCTCGTGCTCTAAAGGATGTTCAATTCCTGTCGCAGGGTTTTCGTGAGGAACAAGGCATTTGGTTGCCTGTTCCCGACACAGATCGAGTTCTGTGCTCACTTCGCTTCGGTTCAACTGTCGACGATGTTCGTTGGCATTTGATGAGAGCGTACGCGCTGCGGATAGACTCCTGGGCAAACCTCGAGTGCCGCGCCTTCATTCAAAAATACATTGATTGGATCTGGAAACATCCAGAGTACAAAGAGCAGTTAGTTGGTGAGATCAACGGTCTTACGATGAGTGAGATTGATGGTATCTATAAATCCAACGATTGGTGTTGGGCATTGTATGCCGGACTTGAATTGAAGGGGACTCCGCTGGTAAGCGAGGCCTTCACCCTTTTAAAAAGTCTTAGATCACATTTTGAATCTTCAACGCATAACTCTCTTCCTTCTTCTTCTTCTTTTCTGCTCTCAAGTATTGAACATGGGAAATCAAACCAAACGCACGCAAAAAGCCCAGCACAAAAAGCTGGAGCGTGCGATGTTCAAGAAGCCTCACGGGCCGAAGCCCAAAAACAAGAGCCGCAAAAACAATAGCGGCCCCATGAC